ATGCAAGAGGGGGGTCATTTGAAGCGACCCTCCCCCCTACCCTTCTTCTACATCCCTGGATACCCGCCTATAGATCCCAAGGACGTTCAGATCTACGATCTCATCTACTGCATCATTGATTGCTTGACGTTGGTCGGCATCGGAGAGGTCGCCAGAACTTTTGACAACTCTTGCAAGGAGGCCGGATGTAAAGTAGCCGGAGGTTCTGTCAAACGAATCCCATTCCTCCCATTGTGTAAAAGGATCATAAGGATTGTCGATAGTAGTTACCATTAGTTCCTTCATGATCCTCCTTCCTACTTAACACCCTCCTTGAGTGTTGTTAGAGAAACTCCTAGTGCATCGGCCACCTCTGCCTGGGTGTATCCAGAAGCAAGCATTCTCTTGGCACGGGCGGTCTTAGCAGAGGTCATAAGAACCTTACTTCTAGGAGTGGCGAGGGCTCGAACACGATCAGCGTCTGCATTAGACAAGATCTTACTTAGTTCATTGTTACTTATGGCACCGGCTTGAATGGCATCCCATTCTGCATCGGTGATGTGAATTCGATGTTTACCAGCCCCGGTTCTTGCACGAGCATCGTTTAGAGCTTTTGATTTAAGTTTCTTGACGTCGGCTTGATCCATGTCGGGGTTTGCTGCCCGTTTAATTGCGACGGTGGTGTTTGCTATGAGCTGGGCGTGTCTTTCAACGGGGGCGTTCCTCAAAGCAATGTTTAGCTTAGCTCTAAGGGAGTCTACTTGTTTCGAGTAGGCGGCTTTAGCAGTTGGTGACCACTTAGTGTTACCAGTAGCAACCATCTCACGCCTTGCTTGGTTAGCCATGGACTTAAGTTTGTTGGAATGATCAGCGTAGATGGTTTCTATCTTAGTACCCGACGACAAGGTATGAGCATCGTCAACTTCAGCCAATTGCTTAGACCGAGTCTTAACTACTACTATCTTGCCGTTACGTCCAACAAATTGTTCGCCAGTAGGCTCGAAGACTCTCTTTCCAGTAGCCTTGTCTATTGGTCCACCCTTAGCTGCAGACCTAGGCTTCCTAGCAGGAACGTCTATACGAGATTTAGCTCTCGAGATTAGAGTTCTTGCACTCGCATCCGCCTTACCTTGGTATTTCTGTTTCAATTGTGCGATGCCGTTGTCAATAGCCGATTGTTTGTAGTTGAGTCCATGCTTCTCAGCATCGATGACAACCATGGAGTGACGAACAGCACGGGCAATCTCATTATTGTGAGCACCTTGGATGGTCATGTCTGTAATCAGGTTAGAGACATCTCCCATCTCAAACCCTTTCTTCTGGGCTGTCATCTTCGACATACCAGGATAGCCAGGGTAAGAAGAGATGGGGTCAAAGTTCTTCAATCCCTCTAGAGCAGGAGATGTCTTGATCTTCCCACCTGTATTGGGGATGACTAGGACGGCATCGCCATCGAAGTCAGCACCAGACAAACGTTGTGCTACCTTATGATTGATACCTACTGCATCCTGTGCATCACTGCCGATAAGACGCTTAGCTTCAGCGTTACGGTTGTTAACAGTAAGCTCAGGAATCTCAAACTTACCACCATGTGGATGACGAATCAGAACGACTCTCTCTCCGTTACGATACCCTGGAGCAAAGACTTCACTATCCTTCAAGGAGTTTACAGGAAGAATCACATGACTGGCTTGTCTTGGAAGGGCGGCAGCCTTTAGATGTACAGAGGCTGAGTCGGCTTCATCAGCAAACTCCTCGAGAAGCTTCTTACGCACGGCCGGATTAGTAAGTGAAAGAATCTCATCCAGTTCGTGTTGCTTCCGATCAATCACCATTCGAAGTTGTTCTCTTGCTAAGGTTGGACTCTGCTTAGAAAGAACCTGTGAAGAAAGGCTACGAGACCAAGTGTCCCATGTTCCTTGCTCATTCACCAAGTTCATAGCAGAGGTTACCTTCTTATGACCATTACTATCAGTTTCCAAGACTTGACGTCGAATGACAGAACCAAAGGGAAGATCAGGATCAATCTCTCCAGTTTCTCTATCCTTCTTCAGTTCTTTCAAAGCATCAAGCTTATGGCCAGTACTCGACTTGTTAGTGTTGAACTGAAGGTCAACTCCTGGAGGCAAGTCATCCTTGTACATCGCCATACCCTTGATGTAGTGCGTACCATCGATAACGATACGAACCTGAGCATAGTTAGCCCCACCAAGAGATACATCCTTCACACCACGACGAACGTAGATCACGCCATCGGCTGAGGTTCCACCATCTTCAGCGTACTTAATATCCAAACGCTTCGAGCTAATAGAGAGTGGAGGATGAAAGACTTCGTAAGAACGACCACCATCGGTTGAGTAACCAGCAATCGAATGAATCGCACTCTTGTTTGTAACGATGTCGCGGTATGTAGTACCAGGAGGCGCTAGCACCTTCACTGTAGTTTTGCCTGTAGTACCTAACTGATCGATCTGGACTGAGTGTACTTCATAGCCTTGCTCTTTCAAGCGAGCGATAGCTGTGTCCAGACGAGTGCGACTAACGCCCATGTGTCTCTCGACACCGACACCTACGTCAATGAAACCATGAGTATCAACATCACTCTTCAGCTTGTTAGACGTGGCGACTAGGATATCAGCCTTGTCCTTCTGACCTGGAGCCAAGAGACCACGAACATACGATTCGTTTCTGCCCATACGTTTACCGATAGCGATGTTCGACCATCCCTTATCTTTCAAACGCTGAGCCTGAGCTATATCTGCCTGCTTGCTCTCATTTCTTGCGATGGAGTTGGCAGCACGAAGTTCTGTCGTAGTCATCCCAAAGCCTGATGCGATAGTCGCATCACTCAAACCTTGGTTCCTAAGTTCTCGGACGTGATCCAAGAAGCTTCGACTTCTGGTAGTGACGTTACCGCCCGATCCCCACGGATAGCGACCAGAGCGTCGCAGAATACCGTAGTGCGCGAGATACTCGCCCTCTTCAAGGATCATGAGACAACCTCCTGTCGCATCGCGTTGATCCGCTTGTCGAATGTAACGATCCGGTCAATGATGTGCGTTATCACATCCGGATCACCATCGTAGATCTTGATCTCATCTTGTTGATAGATGCGCAACTCTATCTGGATTGCGGTAGGTTTCACGCGATACTCCAGACAGAAGAGTGCTGCATACACTTCTAGTTGATGAACGGAAGCCTCAGTCACTCCGGTCTTCAAGTCATGAATCCGCAACTTATTATGACGAAAGCCGATGGTGTCGGCTGTACCATAACAATTTGGCGAAAAGTAGAGAACCTGTTCAGCTGTCATTCGATAGCCGATAGCATCATTGACGTAAAGATTCAAAGTCCTCTTAGCTGCGGGGAGTTTGATTCCCAAACGGATTGCTTCCTTGGCGAACTCATGAAGTTCTCTACCACGTTTAGCTGCCATGGAGGCTAGGTACGTACGATCGAGCTTCTCCTCGTCGTAGTTGATCCAATGATAGTTGCTGGCACTAAGAAACGCATGGGTTCCTAACAGATTCGAGTGCTTGTTGAAGAGCATCTAAGATCTCCGCTTCATTCTCAGGGTAGATGAATGCTGCGAACCACATGTCGTTTAGATAGTTCACCCAGTACTCTTGATTAGATTGACTTGGCGCATACTCGGAAGCCTTAACCTCGAGGAAGGCCCAACGTCCACCGAAGAAGATGACTAAATCTGGGATTCCTTGCATGTAGTCCGAATCGTTCTTCAAGATGACGCACCCTGGGAATAGGCGACGAAGAGTTTTGATCAGTTGAGCTTGGTACTTGCTCTCTAGCATGATGTACTCCTGCCGAAATTAAGAGGGTATGCAATTTGCTTGATCTACTCCCTTCTATTATAGTCCACGTTTTTTACGCGACATCGTCTAGAACTTGTGCGGGTGTCGTTTTGTCCGATTCTGCCAAAAACCAAAAATTTTGCAGAAAAAAACTTTTTATATGTTACTTACTACTACCTTTACTCGCGCGCGTAGAGTATATAACATTATAGAAAAGTTTTTGGCAAGAATTCTTGGTTTTTGGCAGATTCTTATCCTCCCAAGGCCAAAATCCACTCAAAACAGTGTCGTTTCACCCTAGTTCATACCCTTTCGTCACTCCTATGTCCTAGTTCATACCCTTTCGTCACTCCTATGTCCTAGTTCATACCCTTTCGTCACTCCTATGTCCTGTATTGCACTATCTTGCCCTACGATATACAGATTCATTGAAGCTCTTCTTAGCATCGAGAGATCGCTTGATAGCCCGATCGATGTCCGAGTTTGTTAGAAGAGAGTAGTAATACAAGTCGATGTAAGGGGTATTCAATCGATCAATTCGACCATGCGCTTGATGCCAAAGCTTGTATGAATAGGGCAAGGAGTAGAAGCACATCGCATTAGTAGTGACGCAGTTCCACCCCTCTGCCCCAGCCGAATACTGCACTAAGTAAAGCCAGCAATCATTCCGGGGGATCGGTTCGTGTTTGTGGCCGTTCCATTCGGCGACGTCGATCTTTATACCATTCGATTTCTTCTGTAAGATCTCGTCGCTCGGGGAACTCAGGTTCATGATCGGTTTTGTATCGCTCAAGTTCGAAGGAACTAACAACTCGGTAGTCTTGTGGTTCTCCGAGGGGCTCAACTGAGATGCCAGGCTCCTCAGCAAGTCCAGCTCGTAGTCGAAGTTGTAGAACACAATGAGTCTCGAATGCTTGTTGAGCAACTGACGTACCCAGCCAACCCGCGAGGAGTCGGAGTTTACAACCTTCCTCATCACAAGGAATAGTTCCGGAACGTTCTTCAGTGGTCGATTCGCATAGACGTGCCACTTACGTTTCACCACCCTATTGTATAGTTCTTGATCATAGTCGACGATCACGTCCTTACAATGCCTGACCGTCTGTCTAAGATAGGGCATCTCTACCAAGATACTGTTCCTCAAACGCAGCAGCTTCCCAAGGCCAACATACCGGTCAACCTTGGGAAACTTGCTGTACGTCTTGTAGATCACATGCTCACGCTTGAAGTGGGTCTGGTTGTCGAAGAACCCGTTGGCTATGAAGACCGGTATGTAATCAAGCCACGTGTCACCAGGAGTAGCGCTAAGTAGGATCCAATGGTTACGCCGAGAGATCCTGATGAACGACTTGACCCATTTGCCGGAGCCGACAAGTCGCTGCTCGTCGAAGATGAAGAAGGCTCCGTAGAGGTTCTGGTACTTGGCGATGTTGTTCCAGGAGTCGACTGTGAGAACGCCTTGGGTGGTGGCTTCTTCCGTCTTGCCGACCCCGTACTTGACGAACTCCCCTTCCCACTCGAGGGAGTCTCGCTTCTTGGCCGTCGTGATGACGATGACTTGGCGGGGGGCTTCTTTCTGGATGTAGTAGGCCGCGGCGACTCGGGACTTACCGGTGCCGACCCCTCCCCAGAGGATCTTGCCGTTTCCAAGTCTGGTAAGGGCGTCTTGCTGATGGGGATAGAGATATGTCTGGAGCAAGATGCGACCTCCTTTTGTCGAATCGAGATCGTATGGCGTATCTCAGTCCTTGTGCATAGTCCAGGAAGCACATTCTTCGTTTCAGTGGTACCATGATACGTTTCAAAGGTGGTGTCCTCTCGATCGACGTACTCCCATAGCAGCTGGTCGTAGATCGGGGTCATCATTCCTCCAATTCTCGTCCACACTCAGCACAGTGCGGTGTTGGATGATTTGGTGAAAAATTTGGGTGTGTGCACTTTGCGATGCGGATAGACGTGAAACAAGGAGTGGACTGGTCCCCATGTTTCATACATCTGTCTCCGCCTACCATGTATACCGGCCGACCCGAGTCCACACAATACCGCTCCCAACGAGGCGAATCTTCAATGGTCAACTCTCTCTCCTTCCAAGAAAACCAGAGCCCTTGTTTAAGGG